AAAATGTGTCTTACCTGCTTGGCGTTTCATGTCAAACCCAAGCAAGATAATCGACTTTGCACCGAGTAAGTATGCAAGATTGATTGCTTGGTAGCCTGAGTTGTTTCCAAAGTGTATTTTTTCACGTCCAAGTCCTGCAACTGACTGACCTTGCCATAACTTGATTCCATATTTTCTAGCGCTCTTTTCCGATTGCGTCCACAGCTCGCCGCTAAAGTCTCGTTTGATTTTTGCAACGTACCTGTCCCACCAGTGGTCATCACAAGCATACATCGCATCGGCATCGGGCAACCACCGCCAAGAGTCCTTAACGGCTAGGATTCGCCTGCCTTCCTGCGCCGAGCGCGTCTGAATATTTTGGCAGTCTCGCTCAGTGAGGCTGGGGCCTGTGGCGACAACGTAGACGGTTCGTCCCCACCAAGCTCTGTCGCTTCTGTCTTGGGGTATTCTTTGACTGCCGTCACGATGGGGTTTACAAAAGTAACCAGCCCAAGTGAGTCTAGATAGTCTGCCAACTGTTTGCTTATTCGTAGGCGTTGTTTGCGGGACACCGCGCCTGTCTCTGGGTTTTCAAAGTGAGCCATAGCCACTACGTCAACTAATTCCATTTCAATTCCTAAATTAAAAAGGGACTAAGAGCGTTAGCCCTTAGCCCCGATTTTATCGCTTACACAAGTTTAGAACGAGCCACTGACAAAAGCAGCAGGACGATAAACAGTCAAAGCCAAACGCTCTTCAGCACGCAGGGTTGCCATATTCTTTTTGAAGTTGTCGCCATCTTCAAAAGAGATTTGCACATTAGCGTCCTGACGGTCCCAGACCTGAGCGCCCATCTGCATAGCGCCCACAAGGAACGTGCCAGCAGTGATTGAGTTGGTTGGGATAACAGCCTTGCCCCAGATTTGTGGACCAGCCATAGCGACCGGATTGCTCCAAACGTACTGGTTATCGGTAGCCTTCAGCAACTCAATCTCTTCCCAATCCGTTGGGTTAAGAACGATTGTGTCAGCCATAAACTCAGACAACTGAGCCTGAGTGATAGCACGACGCAACGTGTCCAACTTGGTGTCGCCAGTAACAGCACGACTGTAGGCCACAAAGTTGCCTGAGTTCAGCAAGCCACTGATGTTGCCAGATGTGCCATTTCCGTTGAGCAACTGGTCTTCCTCTTCCAGCTTCAAGCCAAAGCTCAAGCGCCCGTTAACATAGCTTTCGATCTGTGGTGAATCTTCCAACACCTGACGCGACAGTGGAATGAAGTGGGCCAAAGTTACCACAGCGGCTGTAGCCAAAGTGAAAGTGATGCCTGACTCTGGCTTTGTCACATTCTCAAAAGCAGGGCTGTCGTACTGAGGGCCAGCGCTGTTCGTGTATACATTTTCTTTCGTGAACTCAATCAGGTTAGAGGTTGTGCGTCCAACTGGCAAAGCGTCACGGATTGTCAAGATACGGTTGGGGTTGTTGATAATACCAACCAAACGATCAGAAGGAACCAAAGGCTGGTTCTGACCAGTGGCGTTAACGATAGCCGTTTTCATTTCCACGCGAGCAAACTTGCTACGACCTTCGACCATTGCTTTAAAGCTGTCGCTTTTGACGAGCATCTCTCCGGCAGTTTCAGTGGCTGCTTGTTTAGCAACCTCAAAACCTTCAGCCACACGGCGCTCGATTTCCAAGCACTTGTCAGCCAAAGAGGCGTTCTGGTCTGCTAACTTCTCAAGGGCAGATTTTGTCTCAACTGAAACGGTACGGGCGACTTCGATTTCGCCGTTAGCCTTTTCCATCCAGCCCTTCAGCTCACGATGCTTTTCAAGCAATGTGCCTTGCACTTCGGCAAGGGCTTTAATTTCGCTAATATCAGACATTATAATTTCCTTTATAGAGTTCGAGAATTTAATAGCATAAGTGCTATTTGACGTTGAATATCAGTGTCTTGCTTTTCACTCGGCATAACTTCGGCTTCCTCAAACTCCATTTGAGAAAATAACAACCTAGCAGACTTTGCCGTTTCTCTTGCTAGGTTATTTGAAAAGCCACCTACATCCCGCAGGAACTTTTCAAAATCTCTTAAAGTATTAATATTATCCAACGCAGACTTAACACTTGTCAAATCGACGCGAGCATTCTCATCTGCTGGATAAGTCACTATTGAAACTTCGGGTAGTTCTTTAATCGACTTAATGACCCGACGTAAATTGTCGTCGTCTTCGACCATCTCATATTCGCCTATCATAAAGCCAATTGACAGGCCATCAATAGTGCCATGCGTCATAGCCGCTTTAATTTTGTCAGCGTCTGGATTGCCTTTGGTAAATTCGCCTTCCATGTACAAACCTTTCTCGTCTTCTTCGATTTGAATATACTTTCCAATCGGGATATCAAAAGATTTATGGTTAACAAACATTTTGGGCATATACATTTCACCGCGCTGTATCTGCTGGATTACGCCACTATAAGCGCCTTTCTCAATTGTGTCGCCATAACTATCAACACCGCCAAAGACAGAGGCATACCCAGAAAAGCCGCCATTTGCGACCATCTTAATCTCAATATCTTTTAGCCCAATATTTTTGCGTTGCATATTCATTTTGCAGTCCTTGCCTAAATTGCTAGGCAGCCATTAAAAATAACACCAATTCTTCTTCGGATATATCTAAAACGCCATTGGCGTGCAGTGCAGGAACTTGCGCTACTGCGCTAACACTTTGTAGCACTGCCCCGCCGTTCACAACAATAAGACCAAAAGCATTTACCTTGCCTAGTCTTATTTTAGCCTCAATTGCTTTTGTTTTGGCAAATCCGTTAATAACTTGGGAAGACGCACCAATCGGGTTGCCAGACAATCTTAATATTTCAGCGCTTACTGCGTTGGCGCTAATACTAGATAATGCAGAGTTTAGCGTTACGCCTTCGATTACAGTCGTTGCGTTAACTGGTGTAACTGCTGTTGCTGATACTTCGCCGCTAGATGTCTGCGCCTCTAACCCGTCAACCTGCGTTAACCCTGCGCCCGTTACCTCGTTGGTCGAATTATACGTTGTGGTGCTTGCGCCTAGCGTAGCCGCATCGGTAAACAAAGCAATCTTGTAAGTGTCGCCGCTTGCGTGTACGCCTTCAAGAATCTCTTGCTTGTAGATGTTGCAGATTGCTGAGGTAATAGCCATCGTTTAATCCTCTTTAATTTTGTCTGACAATATGTTTCCTTTGTCGTCTCAAATTAAGTCAATGTTTTTGTTTCGCCAGTCTTGTTAATTACTTCTTTAGATTCAGCGCCAATTAAATTGCCTTTCTGATCGCGCAATATTTTAATGACTTTAGACGACGCGCTTTGATCTTTGCGAACATCCATATTTAATTTAATCTCTGGCGTTTCAAATTTCATGTCAGGATTAAAACTAACGCTAATTGGTTGCTCTGGTTTGCGTGCGCTTAAATTATCTACCTTTTGAATCAAAGCGTTTTGTATAACCGACATTCTTTGCAACGCTTCCGCAACCTGACTTTGCCCAAGCTGTGACACTGGCATTAAATTAACCTGTGCTGTCAATTCGTCTGCGCCCTCAATCGGAGGCATATTTTCTAATTGCCGCCATTCGTTGCGCGTCATCAATCCATTCTGCACTGCTTGCGAGCCTGTCTCTAATCTATCCTTAAGCGAACCACGCAAGATAGCATCAAGGCTAAACTCAACCGCATAGCGTCTGCGCTGGGCTGGTGTTAGCACTCGCTTCTCTAAGCACTGTTCCAGCGACTCAAGCATGGGGCGCAAACGGAATTTATAGAAGCCTTGAATTAACTGGTCAATGCCAGTTCCCCAAGTCGTTGTCTTTTCCGTGTCGTTAATCATTGCGCTCGGAATACCAAACCATCTGGCAATATCCTCGACTGCAAACTTGCGCGTCTGCAACAACTGCACATCAGCCGGTGACATACTCAGCGGCTCAAACTTAGCCCCTGCTTCTAGCACCAGCAGGTCGTCGTCGCTGCCTTCGACCAGCCCTCGGTAATTCTTTCTAATAGAAGAGCGTTGCTCTTCAGTCAATAACTTGTCGATCATAAACACGCCAGGTCGCTTGGCTGACTTTCTGAATACGTTTGCCGTGTGATTCTGTGCGCCAACTGCCACATTAACTGTCGAGCGCATATAGTCAAGACGTGACATACCGACCACGCCGTTGCCCTTGTCTCGCCAATGAAGCATAGACTCAGAGCCATAGATGGCGACCTTGCCTTCGTAATAATATTTATAGACAATCGTTTGGTCGTCTAGCACTTCGACTTCTACTTGATCGGCGCTCAACGGAATCATTGAGATGACATCGCCAGCATCATTGCGAACCAACCGAGCGTAGCCGTTGCCGCGAAGCAGAAAGTTCATTACTAAGTATTGCCAAAACTCCATCGGCGTGTGCCGATTGTTTGGCGTGTCGTGTAGCAAAACCCAGAGCGGCGTGCCTCGCGCTAACTGCTTATGACCGTCTGCGCCAGCCTCTCTCTCGTACACAAAAATGGGCAAGGACGCGATATTGTCAGACAGCAACTCCACCGCAGCCCAAACTGCTGAGACTTGAAGCGCTCCGTCGATACCGTAGTCGGGTGTTATTTCGTAAACTTTAGTCAGCGGCTCGGTGTACTGGATACCATCTTGCTGTCCAGTCGCGCCGACGTTGCCAAAAAATCTACGCAGTGTCTGAAAAAATGTCGCCACGTTGCGTCCCTTTAATATTTTACCGACAGCGGATTATTTAAAAACCCGTCTAAATCGCCTTCCATTTCTACGCTTTCTTTTTCTTTCGCGCCGAACGCCATAGCCATCGCAACCATTCCATCAATTCGACCTGTCGCTTTCGACTTGTCTAGCTTGCGATTACCTGCGGCGTCTTTCTCCACTACCGAATTTGCCGCGCACATAGTCAACACTGGGTGGTTTCCATGAGCGATTCGCCCGTTTAATAACTCACATTCAAGCGAATCTATCCCGCCTGCCATATCCTTAAACCCTTGGCCATATTCTATTAAGGGTAATTCTACTCCGATATTGGTAAGTTCTTTACGAAAAATATCAATTCGCCATCGGTCATAAGCAATACTCTGCACGTTTAATTGTGAAAATATTGCTGCCACATCGTGTGCAACGAACTCATAATCAACAGTCTGACCCGGCGTTGTCTGCATATAACCTTGCCTAACCCACAGATCGTAAGGCTGTCGGTCACGCTTTGCTCGTTCTATTAGCCCCGCCTCCGGTGTCCAGAAGTGTGCATGCGTTTGCCAAACACCATTTATTCGCCCGATCACAACCAAGGCGGTTAAGTCAGTGCGCGCCGATAAGTCAAAGCCTGCCCAAACTGGGTTGTCCGCAAAGTCTAAAACCTTGCCGCCGCAAGACTTCCAAACGTCACGACTGATAAATGGTGACACCGTCGACACCCTTTGGTTCAAACAAAGGTTGCGAAAAGTGTTCTCAGCCGAAGGCATCCGCACCGCTTGTTTAGCTTGCTCTGCCAAATCATCGTATGAACGAAACAAACCAAGCGCTGGATTAGCTGTTTTCCAACCGGCCTCATCTAGCAAGCCAGCCTCTTTAGGTGCGGCATACAAGTGGCAAACAATCTTTGGGTCTTTGGAAGCGAGCGCATCATCGAGCCAAATGCTAAACAAGTCTGCATCATCAGCAGCTTGCGTGCTGATGCCTAGCAGCAACGGACTTGAATGTGCCCCTTGTGCGGTGGTGATGGCATCAATGAAGTCATCCCGAGCACCTCTGACTTGACCCACCTCATCCAGTATAGCCACGATAGGTGATAACCCGTGGGCGGTTTTAGCTTCAGCCGCTAGCGCCTTGTATTCAACGTTAAGTGGCAACCCCATTAATTTTTTACTTGAAGGTATAACCCTGACAACTTCGGCAAGCCTTGGTGATAGCATCACCATCTTAGATGCATAGTTAAAAACCTGCGCTGCTTGATCTCTGCTCCGAGCGCCTGAGATGATCTGACTATTAAGCCGAGCCTCTGGGCCAACTAAGTGCGCCAAAACAATGCCAGCAATTAAACCTGTCTTGCCATTTTTGCGAGCAATAGAAAGATACGCCCTGCGTGTACCCTCCGGATTGTCATAAATTTCCCTAATAAACTTTTTTTGAAAGTCAGCCAGCACAAGAGGATTGCCAACGTGCGAGCCTTCAGGTACGCGGCAAAATCCCTCAATAAATGCAATGACGCGATCGCCGCGAGTCATTTTAATCACTTGATGTTTCGTTAAATGTTTTGCCATTTGTTTCTAGTGTAGCTTCTTTGCCTGTGAAATCCTGCCAGCGTTTGACAATGACATCGCAATACTTTGGGTCAAGTTCCATTAGACGGGCGTAGCGTCCATTCTTTTCTGCTGCGATCATAGTTGAGCCTGAGCCACCAAAGCAGTCATGCACAACATCACCCGCCTTGCTTCTATTCAGTAACGCTCGCTCAATCAACTCAACTGGCTTCTGCGTTGGATGGACATACTTGCCCGTCGCGCCTCGGCTCAAATACCAAACATCGGACTGCGCCTTGTCTCCGTACCAGGCCCCTCCTTTGACGTAGAAAATAAACTCATGTTGCGGGCGATAATTAGCATTACCCAATCCAACCGACTTCTTGTCCCACACGATGCAGGAGCTTGGCTCTAAGCCAATGCCTGCCATAGCCGATTCAAATTCTGAATAAGTGCGCCACGGGAAGCAGACGTAAAACGCCGATCCATCCTTGGCGTAAGCCTTGGAAGAAGACAAGGAATCTGCGATCATCTGAATTAAGCTGTCGCCTCGCAGGTCGTCTCCAATGATCATTCCATGATTTTTGATTGTCCCATCCGTACCACCGACCTTTATTCGTGAGCGTCCACCGCCGTAGCTCATACCATACGGAGGGTCGGTAAAGACCACATCCGCCTGCTGGCCCGTCATCAACTGCTCAACCGCATCAATGCTAGTAGAGTCCCCGCACATTAGCCGATGGTTGCCTAGTAGCCAAACATCGCCCTCAACCGTTACAGGGTTGGCAGGCACTTCAGGCACAGCATCTTCGTCTGTCAATCCATTAACTGGCGTAGCGTCAACCAATAATTCCTCAAGTTCATCCTGAGAAAATCCCATCATCTCGCCATAGTCAGCCGCCAAGTCCTGCAATTCAACCCGCAAAGCGTCTTCATCCCATCCCGCATTTAATGCCAGTTTATTATCCGCAATAATTAAAGCCCTGCGTTTGCGCTCATCTAATCCAGTAATAATAACGGCAGGGACTTTATCCATATTTAATTTACGCGCCGCAAGTACCCTGCCATGACCAGCAATTAAATTATTATCATCGTCTACCAATACCGGATTAGTAAACCCAAACTCTTTAATGCTCGCCGCTATCTGGGCAACCTGAGCATCGCTGTGTGTTCTGCTATTTAATGCGTAAGGTATTAGTTTATCAATGGCAACTGTTTCATTATCAAAGAATTTTGTCATTTTAATTAATCGAGGTTGGCATTGCGATTAAGGAATCCAGTCCTATGTCCTGAATCATCTGTGATGTTACTTGTTGTTTCTTGCCTGCTGCGTTTAATGTCCTTGGGTCTGAGTCAGTTTGGTTCAATGACATACTGCGAATAAGCGCAAGCTGCTGACGTTGCAAAGTATCCACAACCCTCAGCAATGGATTCTCCACTAGCGTCCCACGCTTGTTGTTAATCAAAGGGCCACTCTTATCTATCATTAACTGGTGTCGTCTCATGTTGGCTTCTAGCTTTACTATCTTTGCCAGCAACACCAAGTCAAAGTCGCGCCAGTCTGCGGCAGCCCTTGTCTTTGTGAATTGGTTCCAAAGTGTGCGCTCATCATCTGACGCAAGCTCAACTCCGCTAGGCAGTGGTATGGTTACACCATCCCTAAAACCTTTGGATTCTGATGTGATGCTATCGCTTCTTAATCTTCTGGTCATTTGCTATTATCGCGCACGCGCGTGTGGGTGAATAAAAAAAAATACAGTCAAAGTTCCGGATTAGCGTTAACAGAAGTG